GTCGCTTTCGGGAAGGACAACAAAGGGGCCACTCCTTCACCAGTAAAACGATGACTACAAAACTCAATATGGAACTTATTGTTCTCAAGTCTTGTCTCCTTCGTATCGGTGATTCGGAAACCATATTTTGCGTAGTCGCGCTTAGTGAGGCCGTCCTCGAAACAATCGTCACCCATAGCGGCTGCTACGGGACTACTGTTAGGATCAGCCTCATATGACGTGACCAAGCTTAGAAATACACGGAGAATGGAATTGAGGAAACTTGTCAGGAATAAACCCGATTTCATGACCCCAATATCATCGCCCATCCACACCTCACCGTCCGAGTTGACGAAAACAAATTTCACAACGACGTGGAAATAATTCTTCCAAAATTGATGGAGCCACGGAGGTGACTTCTTCTTACAAAATTGAAAGCCGCCCAGATGGAAGAGAAACTTTCTCAAAGAAAAGTCCCATCCACTGACGTCGTTGCAAATAAGAATGCCCAGTTCAATAAGCAAATCGCGGAGGGACTCGTCCATATCTGCGATCATTTCATCTGTAAAACCAATGCCAGGTTTGTTTGGGTTGGTCTTCCATTGGGAATTATAAAATTTCGTCGTCTCAAACATTACAACTCTCTCCATCATTTGGAAAAGCGCACTACCTCCAAAGATAATTCGATAACGGCCTTGTTCGACCTTCTCTTTCTTATGGGGTTCTTGCTTAACATGGAGCTTGGGAAGGGGCAGGAGGCCCTGTAACAAAAGCTCGGTTGTCGAGAGTTTCGTGAGATCTTCATCCATAAACCTATTCAACAGCGCAAGGACTGAACTAGCAAATAGTTCTGCGTGGTTCTTCAACACGTCTGCGTTATTGTCCGAGAATTGGTTCATTGGAACGCCTGGACTCGCAGTGGGCTTGAGGTAAGGTAATTGTTGGATGATTTTAGCTTTCCGTTGTGTCTGAGTTGCGAGGGGAGTGAACTTAAAGTTTGGATACAAATCCATCATTCTATCTAGCGCCCTAGCAACAGCACCTCGTGGAAAACTGTCCGTTACCACCTGTCTACCTAGCTGAAATCGGATTGAGCCCATTTCGGCTTGGCATCCCCGGAAGGGGTTTGAGAAATCCGCAACTAGTGCAGCAATCGGGTTAGAGCCTTTGTATTCCTTGACAAGCCTTTGGAACTCAGTGAGTTTAGGCCTAGCGTCAACTTGGAACATTTCAGCAATATACTTAATATCTCCGATTTTAACTATCTCAAATCCGGTGGGTGGCTGCTCAGGTGCCGAGATCACTTGGAGTGGTCTGTTTACATACTCAATAGAGTCAGACAAATTCCATGCAATCGGGGTAACCAGAGCAGATTCACTTACATATCCAAATGCATCGTAATCGTAAAGATCTGAGCTATAATCGTCATCCTCATAATCGTACTGATCAGGGATGTACTCC